GTATTAAAGATCAGCCAAAAGATGCACCTTTATGTGCGACACAAGCCAATAAAGGAATAGCCGCGAACTTTACACATAGTTGGGATTCCGCCTTTTGCGTAAACTTCGTTTACAAGGCCGTGGAACAAAATATACAGCTATTAACAAATCACGATTGCTTTGCTGTTCATGCGGCTAACGCTGGGAAAGCACATAAGACACTTCACGATACTTTTAACGAACTTTATGCCCCTAATTGGTTGCTAGGTTTTGTGGATGAAATACAGATGAAGACTGGTATTTCGCTACCTGATATGCCTAAACAAGGCAGTCTCGATCCAAGACTTATCGGGACAAATCCTTACTTGTTTTCTTGATATAAACATATACTTCATGCGACTACTACAAGGGCTCAGAGTACGGTATCTTCAATAAGCACACTATTGATGGGGGCATCAAATTGGAACTCTACAAAACACCACTAGGTGAAGCCCGATGGTTCAAATGTTTAGGTGAAGCCAGAAAGGCATACGACGACGGCAAGCCTGATGAATGGACAATGGAATTACTACACGATGAAACCGATAGAGGTGTAAAAGAGTGGTACGACTCTATGGAGGATAAGTTCTACGAATTACACGGAAAAGATGCCAAAAAGCATACTTATTGGTTTAACTGCAATCCAGATAAAGAGGATGCTACAAAGCTTGTTACTAAGTTTAAAAAGGTTTGCTGGGTTAATGACAACGGTACAAAAACTGTTGGCCCTAATGTTATTGATTCAACCTGTGAAAAGTGGCCTATTAATAAAGAAATAGGCAATGGATCTAAGGTCATCGTTGGTTACACCATAAAAAAGTGGGGCAACAAATCAGGATGTGGAATGACATTTGATCCTGTGAAAATAATGGTTATGGATTACGTGGAGTATTCAGGCGGTTCTGTTCCTTCTGATGATGAGTTCTTTGGCAACGTCCAAGGCGGCTACTCATTAAAGAAAGACGCTGAAAAATCCTTTTAATGCTGAAGTTTAAGCAGATTGATTTACCTATACGTCCAATATCTAAGCCAAGACCAAGATCATTTATGGGCCAAAAGCGTCCATACAATCCTCCTCAATACAAGAGTTGGTTAAAAGAAGCCAAGGTTCATTTGAAAGAACAATGGAAACTTGAACCACTCACAAAAGTACACCGATTAGACATGTTTTTTCGTGGTGCAGAGATGGGAGATCTTGATAACAAATCTGGCTCAGTTATGGACGCAGCTAAAAACATTCTGTGGACAGATGACAGCGTAAAAGTTATCCCAAATCTCAATCTTGCATTTACAAAAGTGAAAATCAAAGACTCTCACATCATCATTCAAATTACTTGGGAGGTTGATGATGATTAAATGTCCCAACTGTGGGCATGAAGAATCAAAAGTCGATAGTCAGCCTAAAAGTTCCAATGGAGAAATTAGGCGTTATCGGGTTTGTAAAAAGTGCCACAAAACCTTTACTACTCTTGAATACTTAGCGGTTAACGCTGGCAAAACAAGAGGTTTAGTTCCTGATATTCCAGTTAAGGGGGGTGATGGGTGAATCCCGTTTTCTTCGTCACGATCCTTGCGACACCTGTAATAGCTCTGACGGCTTGGCGGTCTACACGGATCACTCGTTCTGTTTCGTCTGTCAAAAGTACATCAAAGGCGAAGGCCAAGAAGTTGAAAAAACTTCCAGACCGAAACCTGTTCGGCCAATGATCGACGTTGATCTAACCGTCCCTTGGGATGCGGATCACTACAGAGGGATACCAAAAAAAGTCCTTGATCAATACGGCGTTTACAAATATGCCGATGGAGTGGCCTTTCAATACAGGGATAAAAAAGGCGTAAACATTGCACAAAAAATCAGAGATGGAAAAACTAGCTGGAGAGGAGACGCAAAGAAAGTCGCAGGGTTTGGTTCACATCTCGCAAATCCTAGCCACCACGATGCAATCGCAATTTGCGAAGGAGAAATGGATGCGCCAAGTATCTACCACTCCACCAGAGGGACAGTCGTAGGAATTTCAGTTCCAAATGGAGCTCAAAATGCAGGGAATTTCGTCAAGAAACACATTGATTTCTTTAGTGCTTTTAAAACTATCTATATCGCCACAGATATGGATGAGCCTGGAGAAAATGCAGCCAATGATCTCGTAAGTCTTTTTGAAGCTGGAAGAGTTAGGCGTGTTGTCTTTCCTAAGAAAGATGCAAACGACACACTGCAAGAACTAGGAAGTCATGCAGTTAATGAAGCTATTAAAGCAGCCAAGGAGCTGCGACCTGATGGAATTAAATCTGCTTCTACCTATGCAGGCTTAGTTAATAAACCACCAGAGAGAAAGGCTACTAATTGTGCTTTTGCCTTTTGGAATGACAAAACACCTTGGTATGACAATCAGCTCATCGTATTAATTGCGGGGTCAGGTATTGGTAAGACAACGTTTGCAAGGGCGTTGGCATTACATGACATCGAGCAACGCATAAAAGTGGGATGGATTGGCCTTGAAGAAACTGCCGAGGAAGCGGTCTTTCGTTTCGTTGGTCAAGCAGCAGGGATTCAAATCCATGCCAGAGAAAACTATGCAGGGCTAACTGATGAGCAAGTTCAAAACATTGCCCAGGCTGACAAGTTTGTCACTGGCTCTGGATACCTTGAGTTATTTGATCACTTTGGATCACTTGATGAAAAGGTCATCCTCCAGCGGATGAATTACATGGTCAGAAGTCTTGGTTGCCAACACATTTACTTAGATCATTTAACGATCTTAGGAAGTGGGTTAGCTCAAGATACAAGGCAGTTAGACGCTCTCGTTACAAAGATTAGAAGCTTTATTGCGGCTACTAAATGCACAGTATTCGCTATTAGTCATCTCAATCGCTCTTCTTCTGGAGAGAACTTTGAGAACGGAGCTGCCCCAGAGCTGCACAACATAAGGAACTCACATTCAATCGTCCAACTCGCAGACACAATCTGGGCTTTGAACAGATCGAGGGGATCAAATCTTACTCACTCAAAATGTTTGAAAAACCGCATGTTGGGCAGAACGGGCTATGCAGGCTCCTTCGAGTTCGACGAAAAAACTCAACAACTAGCTCACAAATGGCACGACCAGGACATGCAGTTCTGACTTGGAGTCAGCTCAACAGAGCCCAAGCAGTATTCATCTTTTTCCGAGCTTCGCATTGGAAGCAAGCAATGGTTACTGAAATGTACCCAACCTCATGCACCGTTATCTACCAAGAAAATGACAGAGATCACTCAACAAGAATCGTGGACCTCGAAAACATCCGTAGCGTCAGAGAAATTGACTCAGAACCAACTGATTCTAGTGAAAGCTCTGAAGCTTAAGGCTTCTGAATCTTATAGAGAAGCTCATGTAGCTAAAGATTCGACTGCTTCTTATTGGCATGACGGCTACATCACAGCTCTTAATCACATCTTGGATGCTTACGGATAGCCATGAACAAAAGACAACTAAGCACCTGCGTTCCAGAGCCCATCTATGCAGTTATTTCCGCTTGGGCTTCACAAGCTAAACCTGATAAATGCCCTGCATGTAATCAGGAATGGAAACCTAATGATGAATTTAAAGGCAAGACCCTTAGTTCCATCACAGCAGAACTCATTGAAGAAGCTGTCCACAACAGGCTCCGATGAACTCCTCAGAAAAAATCAAATACGCAGAGGAGCGTATTCGGCAATTACAACTTTTAATCAAACATTGGAAAAACAATGGAAAAAAAACTGTTCTATGACATCGAACCCGATGCTTATCGGGCTATTTCTGCTGCTCAATACGAATGTGAGTGGAGCCCAGAAGTATGGACTTATCAAACAAACGTAGACGAAGCTAAACATGCTGTTACCGCAGAGGTTGATCGCGTCCAAAAACAATGCCCTGACCACAAAATACTCTTGGCCCTGGGCGACTCCAGTAACTTCAGGTATGGTGTCTATTCCAATTACAAATCGAACAGACGTAAATTTAGAAAGCCAGCAGGGTATTCATTCTTGCGGCAATGGTTACGTGACACATTTGAAGTCATCACGCTGAAGCTAGTTGAGGCCGATGATGTTGTAGGAATCCTTGCTGATCAAGAGAGTGGAGATGTTATCTACTCAAGGGATAAAGATTTAAAAACTGTTCCAGGCTTTCACTTAAACGCTGAAGGCGAAATCGAAAAGATTCAACAGTTCGATGCTGATCAAGCTTTCTATCGAACAATTTTAACGGGCGATGCTACTGATGGATTCCCTGGACTGAAGGGCTACGGCCCCGTTGCAGCTAAGAAATTACTTGCTGAATGTACTAGCGAATTAGAGATGTGGGAGAAAGTTAGAGCTGCTTATTTAAAGGCAGCGGCTAAAGATCCTGATGTACCAGACATACTTTCTCAAGCTAGGTGCGCGAGGATTTTAAGGCAAAACGAATATGATTTCACGGCTGAAAAACCCGTTGAATGGGAGCCACCAACGTCTATTGAAGGCGTTTTTATTCCTACATACCACGACTAACTATGCCAGCAACTTCAAGATTCGTAAT